ATCTTTGGCACAAAGCGTGGCTACCTGTCCATTCCTCCGCTGGCCCCGGCCCGGAGAAACTGGATTCGACTGGCGAAGATGGAAGACGGTATGGCTATCGCCCGTCTTGTCCGTGCGTATGATAAACTCGTCCACAAGATTCCGGTTACGAAAGAGATGTCCACGGACGAGATCATGACGCGAATCAGAATCCACAAGGACTCTGTGACCAAACGCCGAATCCTGGATTCCAGTGGCCTTGTCACCCAGGTCGATGCTCCGCTTGACGTGGCGACAGACTTCTACCTCCCGGACGTTGGCGATGGTAGAGGCGGCATAGAGTGCCTGACTGCGAACAATGCGCAGCTCGGCAACCTGAACGACATCATCTACCACCGTGAGAAACTGTTGAGCCGATTGCAGGTTCCCATTGCTTACCTACAGATCACCACGGCGCAGAAGACCCACGTATCAGCGGGCCAGACAAAGGGCGCGAATGTAGAGATACAGTTTGCTCGTATGCTTCGCCGTGTGCAGCGACACCTCCTGGAGGGCCTGCGCCGTCTGTGCGACATGGAACTGATGCTGAATGGCATTACGCCGGATGATGACCTCTATGAGATCGACCTGACGCAGATCAACACCAAAGACCTCAAAGAGGATGCCGACATCGAACTGACCTATGCGCAGGCTGCGGTCTACTTCGTGGAGGCGTTCGGAACCCTGCCGCCTGAGCTTATGGCAGACAAGTTCCTCCACCTGAACCCCGATCAGCAAGAACTGATGGATGCCTGCATGAAGAAGTATGCAGATCGAATCCAGAATGCGCGGGTCAAGCAGTTGGAGACGAACGCGAAGCCTAAGCCCACGGGCGCTGGCGGATTCGGCGGAGATGGACAACCAGGCGGCGGAGGCAACCAGAATAAGGGCCTGGCCGCAAGAGGCACTGAGCAGAAGGGCAAGGCTATAAAACCCAAGTCCTCAGATCAGTCAGAAGAGACCGTGCCAGTTGACACACTGGTTGATATAGTGTATGCTATTACTGAGGAACTTCATCAGGATATGCGTGATGAAGGAATCCTCGTGCCCGAAGTTGACGAGAGCTTCAGGACTGCTATCAGATCGAACCTGGAAGTTTTCGCCGGAAAGGTAGTTGACTAATAATGGTCACGATCTATAATGAAGACTGCCTCGTTGGGATGAATAAGTTAGATGCGGGAAGCGTGGATTGCGTCGTCACTTCCCCATGGGCCTTGGCTCTGCAGGTAAAGCATGTCAAGAACTCGGCATCCCATGCGTAGGCTTCGAGATAGACCCAGCTTATTGTGAAGAGGCAAAGGAGAGAATGAATGGCTAGACAAACGTGGAAACCTGAGTCCATGACTCAATTCGTAGAAGATTATCTAGGGGGGATGGAAGACTTTGATCTGGCGAAGGCTCACGATGGAACCCGTGACCAGGTGCAAAAGCTCATCCGCAAACTCCGAACCGAGGAGAACCTGCCGTCCAGGACCGACCTGAAGGAGACCGAGGAGAAACCTACCTTTGAGTACCAGGGCCTGCGGGAGAAGCAGGAGTTTCGTGAGTTCCTGCTGTCGGCTAGGACACGCTTGGAAATCGAGGACAAGTTCGGGCCGTCCACAGACACCCTGTTGGCAGACACCTACTCGGACCTGAATCTGTTCCAGCAGTTGAATGACTATGGGCAGCCCATCTACATCCTTCTGCCCGCGATGGATAGGGATGACCTCGTGATTAAGAAGCGAGAGTGGACATTCTACCAGGCTCAATCGCAGGAGGGCGACTTTGTGCAGCCCTATCAGCTCGTGCAACTCCCGGATGCTCTTTTCAAGTCCGGCGAGGTAATCATTGCGCCTCTGTACGATGTTCACTGGGGCCATTTCGCCTGCAAGCGCGAAAAGTTACTGGCCTACCTGCGGTGGATTGAGGAGACCCCGAATGTGTTGACGCTGATCGGCGGCGACCTGATGGAGAACGCCCTTGACGACGGGCGTGGCTTCTCTTACTCGCAGGATACTCCCCCCGACACGCAGATCAATGAGATTTGCAAGCTGCTGGCCCCGATAGCGCACAAGATTCTGTTCGCTCTGCCGGGCAACCATGAGGCACGGACACACAAGAAGGCGGGCATTGACCTTATGAAGATCGTTGCACAGACCTTGGACGTGCCGAGCTACACCGGCCCCGTCTACTGTTCAATCCTCGGCATGGGTTACAAGTGGAAGATTTATGCGTTCCACGGCTCGTGCTCTGGTCAGACCAAGGGCGGAAAGCTCAACGCTGCCGGGAGACCTCGTGTCTTTACTGATGGGGTTCAGTTCTTCCTCTCAGGCCACACACACGACCCTGTGATCGCGTCTGAGACCTGTATCACGGAAGACCCGGCGAACTGCCGACTGGTCTACAAGACTCAGTGGACCGTGGTAGCGCCGAGTTTCATGCATTGGGAGAATTCATACGCATATTCGGCGGGCTATCCACCGCCCGGCAAAGGCGGCGTGGCTATTCGCCTGTTTGCAAATGGCGACTACGACGCAAGACTCCGTGACAAGGGATAGCTGGCAGAGTTCGTGGGTTACTATGCCACAAATGCAATACTATGCTAGGCATGGCCGCTGATAATCCTCGTTGGCTACAAAAAGCAATCGAATACCTCAAAAACTAACCCCCAGCCCGACCTCTGGAAAGACCCGTTACCTAGCAAAGGTAGCGGGTTTTCTTATGTTTGTGCTAAAATTATTTTATGTGGACAGGTAGAATCACTAGGAACCTGTTAGACTACAAGTAGAACGAACTTACAAAGTGAGGTCGATAACTAATGGGAGTTCTCTTAGCTAAACCTAAAGCCGAGCTTTTGGTCTCAAAACTTCAAATAGCTCGTCGGAAGGATGTATCACCTAAAACAGGGGAAAAAGAGTACGGGAATGTAAAGTATGCGGACCCTACTAATAAGAAGTACCCACTCGATTCAGAGGCTCACGTACGGGCGGCATGGAGCTATATCAACATGCCGAAAAACGCCTCTAAGTATTCGTCAAGTGACTTGAAAACCATAAAGGGTAGAATCAAGTCGGCTGCCACGAAACTTGGAATCGCTATAAGCGAAACTGAGAAGCAGTCTCTGAATCATGACACTTTGCTCCCTTTGGTGGGAGAAGATTGTTATACCATTCTAAACCGTCAGTGCTTTTCAAACTCCTATCCCGGTAAAATGGATGGGTCGATTGAGCAGCATTTGCACAATGTGCATGAGGCGTTTAGAGCTTGGTGTAACGATGCCGCCAATACCGCATTTCGTTGGTGTAATACTCTTGGGGTATTTTCTGATGCCCTGATTTTCTACACCGAATGCTACTATCCGGCTTCGGATATTGACTACTATAAGGTTAGCTATACAACTAGCCTCGATGGTGAAATCACCATCGGAGAGGATGTGCAGCAGATTGACGTGAAACTCGTCATCACAGAGCTGGCATCTGACGACAATGATGGGGATGGCGACGCAGACTTGACTGACCATCCCGTGCCTGCGCTAGAAGAGGGCGGGCCAATGGACGGAACATACGAGGGACAAAACATGAAAGCAAAGCAAGACGAAGTGACGGATTCTACCGTTATCTCTGGTGCTGCTGCTGCCGCTAAAGGCCCTGAAATTGGTGCTGGGGAAATGGCCCCCGCCAAAGAAACTGATGCTAACACCGCTGGTGCTAGTATCCCGGATGCAGAAGAAGAGGCCAAGGGTGCGAAGGGGCCTGGAATTATGACTGCAGACGAAGCGGGCAAGGCTGGAGCGGCAGGAAGTGCCGATGCTGGCGTAACAGAGGCTCTTGGCGACACGGCCCCTGGTTACAAGGGTATGGACCCTGGCAAGGATGGAACTCCGACTCCCTACAAGGGACAAGGCGACCCCAGACCGGCTGTTCAGGGTATCCCACTCGACCAGCATGATGTAAGCATGGCTTACATTCAGAGTGTCAAGACTGCCGAAGCCAACGGCAAGACAACGATGAAGATTCAGGGGATTGCAACTCGCGGCGACATCGTAAACAAAGCGGGCCAGGTGTATCCTTCGACCTTATGGGAGAAGAACCTGCCGCGAATGAA